ACTCATCAGGAAAAATATCCCGTAGGTATCTGTGCATTTTGTATAAATGCACCAGCCCTAACGTTACTATTAAATACATTAAAACTCGTGACGAAGTAAAAAACGGTACTGGCGTTGATGCCGCCGGAAGATCCGATGGTCGGAAACACCGTCTGGCCGTTTACGTCGTAGAGATCGCTCGCCTTTAATTCGCCCAAACCCCAATATTTCAGGCAAAGCGCGTCCACGCGGCCCGGCGTGGCGTGCACCGATTTCACCATGTCATAGCCGACAAACGTTGCGGGCGTGAATTTTTTCAGCATGTCTTGACTGCTGTCGCCCTTGATTTCTTGCTGATTGGTTATGGCCACCTGAACCGCCAGATTTTCGATCGCAGCGGCTTGATCCACGTTCAGATACCAGACCAAGTCGGCGAGCGCCGGGGTTTCGTTGCCAAGTGCCAGAGCAATTTTCGAAACCACGAGGCGTCCGATGGGAATAGTGATCGCGGCGCCGGCAAGGTTGACCGTCGGCGTCGACAAGCGGCCGGGGAAGTTCGAACGCGCAAGTCCGTTGAGCGTTCCGCTGTTCCCGTTCACCTGATACGCCTTGATTCCCTGCAGCGAAGAAGCTGCCGAGCCGGGCGCGCCGTTCACGACCAGCAGATCGTTTGTGGTGGTTCCGGCAGGCAAAGCCTGCGACGACCAGATCGTGTTGACGACACCGTCGACATACGAAATCTGGAAGCTGCCGCGGCTTACGCCGCCGACAGACGGAAAAACCTGCACAATCTGATTGTCGTAAAACTGGTTCGCATTGCTGACGATGATGTTTGAAAAAGAAGGTCCAGCAGGCCCCGTGCCCGAGTTCGCGGTGGTGACGGTTGCGAGCGTTCCGCTGCCGTCGCCCTGAAGATCCGCGTCAAGATTGCTCTTGAATTGCTCGAGCGTGTGCGTGAATTCACTGGCCTTCACCTGGACGCGACTTTTCTTTCCTGTTTCAGTCGACCAAAGTGCCTGCGCGGTGATTTCACACGCCTCGGAAAACGAGATCGGGGTGATGAACTGCGCGGCATAAAAACTGCCCGTGCCGCGGCCCATGTCGCCGCCGTCTGCGTTGAACTGCTGGTGCGTGGAACCGGCCGCAATGCGCATCGGAACGCGCAAAGACGGCCGGCCCGTTGGATCGTAAGTCGAGCCGCTCGATCCGCCTGTCGAAGTCGACATGGGAAGAACGCGCCCGGCCTTTTTCAGCCGCGCATAGAAGGTGTCCTCGGTCAGCATTAAATCGGGAATTTCTTCCCGTACTGTTTCGAGTTCCACCGCCTGCACTGCGGCTTCATTGAGAGCGGCCATTCTGGCTGCTCCATTGTGGACTTACCGTTTGCGGTTTTGCCGCCTGAGTCGGCCAGCTTCGTTCTGCTGTCTGTTAAGCGGTAGTGAGCGTCCGTAGACGCCTGCTGCATTGCGTTGCTCGCGTTCGAGTTTCCGGGTTTACGTGACTCCGAGCACGATCGAGTGGGCGAGAACGCAAAAAATCAATGCTTTTTGAAATGCGCTGCGGTGAGCGGCATCGTCGCGGCGTAAGTGATCACAAGGCTTGTCGGAGCCGTGACCTGAATCTGCAAGGTGTCGGTCTGCGTCACCTGGCCGGCACTGTTCACCGCCGTGTAGGTGATGTCCGCGGTGCCGCCAGGAACGAGTGCCGTGAACGGAATGACATTCGGCGTGGTGGGATCGGGATTACCGATAGCCACCATCGTCGAATCACTGGACACGGCGTTGATGCTGCAGCTTCCCGTGATGTCCGCGCCGTTCGCGTCCAGCACCTGAACTGATGCGCTATTCGGTCCAACTGGGACAACAACTGTGCTCATTTTTTTGCTCCTTGTAGGATGTGTTTGTAGACGACTTTCAGCATCGTCGGCATCGAAACTTCCTCGCCGCCGCCGAGCAGCTTCTCGATGTTCTTCGAACTGACGAGCAGCGCGTTGAGCGTCGAGTTCATCGTCTGCAGATTTTGCAGAGTTTCTTCGGCCACTTGCAGTTGTTCTTTGGCCACGGCCAGCAACTGCTCGAGCAGCTGCGCCACGCTTTGGTTCTGTTCTGCTTGCGGCATGTGCTTACTCTCTTTCTTTTGTTTCATGGCTTTATTGAAGGCGCGGCTTCCTGCTGGTTCGTGAATTATTTATGAATTTTCGTCGCAACCCAACTGCCGAAATTCCAACCGAAGCCTGCAAGAAACGCGTACACGATGATCACGATCGTTCCCATCACTGTCAGATGATCCGGCATGATTTCACCTCACTGGCAAACCATCGAACGAACACCAATTTTCTCCGTCGTTCGAGAAGATCAGATGCTGCGTGTGCTTGCTCACGGCGATGAACGGATACGATGTATATCCATCGGGCGCGTGCAACGTAGGCTTCGGCGGCGGTGCCGCTTCGCTGACGGGCTGCGGTTCAGGCTCATGGCGTTCGATGTACTTCTTCATGATGGACGGTCTACCACTTCGCTTTTTTTCCATTTTTCAGCCAAGCCTCGCCGTGTCCGAGATTCAGGCTTCCGAGCCACGCGGTTTTATCGGTGCGGCTGAAATCCACGTCGCCTGTTTTGGGCCGCCCGGCGACGGTAGCAGGAGTCCCCGCTCCTCTACCGCCGGCCAGGACGGCACGCCGCGGGCCCCCAGCCGGAGTCCCGCCAGCGAGATTAAAATCGCGCAGCACGCGTTTCACGATTATCGGAAGTTTCGTTCGCGCCGCCGCAGTGATGAACTGCACGGCCTTCCCATGATCGTTCTGCTTCATCACCGCTTTGTAGCGGTCGGCGTAGCCTTCCGCGGTATTCACGGCCTCGGCGAGATCCTCGTTGATCTGCTTGCGCAAACGGTTCGCCGTTTCAAGCCGAATCTTGCGTCCGTGCAGTTCCTGCCGCAGCAAGCGGTTGGTGTACGCCATCACCTGCGTGTTGACTTCGCCGCGCACGCCGCCATAGAACGTTTTCGTTTGCTCGGTCGCGAATTGCTGGCGTTCCTGATCGAAGCGGTCGCGTTCGGCTTTCAACGGATCCGGTCCTTTGACGCTCGAACCGAATTGCCGCAGATCGAGGAAAAACTTCTTCAGCGCTTGAAAATGCCGCTGCACATCCTCGAACTTTTCCCCGGCAATAGCCGTTTCGAGATCGGCCATCGAATCGTAGACGCCGGTGCGTGTGAGCGTGCGCACCATATCCGGCGCGACGGTGTAGTCGTGCGCCGCAAGATCCATGCTTTCGAGTTTTTCGAGGTACGGGCGGCCGAAAGCCTTATAGCCTTCGGGCGAACTTTCGCTCCACGTGCTTGCAAGCACCGGATCGCCCGCGTTCATGCCTTCTTCGAGCACGCGCGATGCTTCGGCGGTTTCCGCGAGTTCGCGAATGCCTTCCGGTCCGCCATGCGCTTCGATGGTTTCGACTGCACTTCGCAGCGCTGGCAACCCGCCCATCTTGTCGGCCTGCCCGGCTTTGAACAGCGCCGCGGTCAGCTGCCGTTCGATTCGCGGAAACTTTTTCGCGAATTCGGGATTCTGTTCGGAAAGCGCGCGAAGCGCCTGTCTCAGCTGAACAGGGAGAGCGCGCCCTCGTTCCCCTTCTTCGGATTCGCCGGACTTTTCTGCCCCGCCGCCTTCGCCGCCTTCGGGCGTTTCTGTTTCGGTTTCCGTTTCTCCTTCGATGAAGGTTGTTTCTTCGCCACCGTCCCCTCCTGATTCGCCGCCCTCGGGCGCGCCACTATCCTCGATGAGTCCGAGATCCTCGCCGTCCATTTTTTCCCCTCCTGATTTTTACTGCACGGTTTGCTGGCCGGGGCCTTCGTTTCCACCGGCCGGAAGTTTTGCCTGCGGCGTGGTCGCGAGCGCCTTGATGTCGTGAGCCTTTTCGAGCGCGTCTTCCTGCATCAGATTCTGCGGATTCAGCTGGATGCCGAGTTTCTGCGCCACCTGCACCTGCCCTTCGGGCGGCAGATCCTTGAAGTTCACGCTGACCGATTCCGAGATCGGCTTCATCTGCGGCTGCTGCGCCTGCATCTGCTGCTGGATCTTCGCGACCAGCGCGCGCTTGTGCTCGTCGTAATGCAGACGGAGATTCGCGAAGCCGTCCTTCTTTTCCGCGCGCGCTTTGATGCCTTTCGGCGAATTCGCGAAGGTCATGATCTCGGCCATTTCGTTCTGGTGATCGTCGAGCTCCTCGTCGACGGGCACGGAACTTACAAGCGGCGGAATCTGCGAAACGGCCTGCGCCATCTTCTGCTGCGCCATCAGGATCTGCTCGGGCGGCGTGCCGGGCGGCGGCGTGAGTTGCTGCAAAGCGGTGCGCGCCTGCTCGAGCGCGGGTTTCGGCACCGGCGCGGAATCGAGCAGCAGCAGGGTTTCGCCCTGCTGCTTCACCGCGGCGGCCGCCGCGGGGATCGTCAGTTCCGGCAAACCCGTTTTGTCTTTGGCGATCGAAAGATTGCGCGGCACCTGCAGGATGCCTGCAAGGATCGGATTGGCCGCCGAAGCGGCCATCAAACCCTGCCAGATGCCGCGCTGCGCCACCCATGACTCGGGGAAATTTTCGTCGGTGTCGGGATAACACCGCACGCCGCCCTTCAGATCCTCGGGATCGACGTTGATGGTTTCCTTGGCGCCGCCCGCCGATTGCAGCTCGCCACTCATCGGCGCGTTGCGGAACTTCGCCGCGGCGGCTACCGCCTGCCGCACGATGCGCGCGTAACTCGCCTTGATATTGCGCCAGCTGAGGCCCACGCGTCCGAGCGCCTGGTCGCGCTGGCTGGCGATGCCTTTGGCGGTATCGTTCGCGCCCGTATCGCCGCCAAACAGCGCCGGAAACGCGCCGCACAGAAATTGCGGCATCTCGCCGAACAGCTGCTGGATGTACAGCATCAAGCCTTCGGCCAGCTGGATCTGCGGCTCGACGAAAATGTTCGATGCCATATCTTTATCGGGCCGGCGCTTCATCTTCACGTACTGGTTCGGCTTGGTTTGCAGTTCCTCGAGCGCCTCGGTGTCCACCGCTTCCGAGTCAACCCACTTTAGCGGCACCAGATGCATGAACGCGTCATGCGTGTAGTCCATGCAATCGTTCAGTTTTTCCTGTATGGGGATCAGCGGCTGGCCGAGCGCCGGGCGGTGCATGCCGTCGCCGGGGCCCGCGTGCGTCAGCGTCAGATGATCATCGATCTGCTCGCGGCGTGCGTCCACAACCGTTTTGCCGACCATCGCGACGTAGCACCCCCTCGGGAATGTGTCGTACAGCCATTCGCGTTTCGTTTCGTCTTTGCATTCGGGATAAAAACTCGGACGGAACCACGCCCACTGCTCCGTCGCCTGATAGGTCATGGCGTCGTTCGTCATGTTCGACGGACGCATGCCGGTCATGATCGAGGTGCGCGCGAGCCGCATATACTCGGTGTTGGCCGTGGGCGTCTGCATCGGCTGCATCTTGTCGGCCTTCTGCGGATACTTCGTCTTCATGCGCGCAAGGTCGCGTTCCTTCGCGATGATCAGGTAGTCGCATTCCTCGATGGAGTTGGCCTGAATGGCCAGCTTCGATTCGAGCGCGCCGAAATGCTCGATGATCTCCTGCCCGCGCGGTTCGCCGCGATCGAATTCAACTTCCGCTTCGCCCGCTTCCTCGCCAATCTTTTCGCCGAGTTCCGGCAGATAACCCATTTCGTCTTCGAGATCGCTGCGCTGCTCGTAGCCGAAACGCTGGCCATCGATGACGTAGCGCGTGAGCGTGACGCAGCGTGAAT